TCGGTTGCCTTGCGGTGGAATGGCGCTGAAGGTGATGAGTAATAGTTTGGAAAGTAATACGCAAACCACGACTCCGAATTCTTTTCGAGCTTCTCCATGCGCTTGCGACGTGTAATCTCATCCTCGACAGGCAGCGGAGTGCTGCGCATCAGGTTGTCGCGGTAAGCTTCCCAGCGTTCGATTTGATCTTTGGTGGATTTTACGGCCATTACGAAACGAGTTTTACTTTAATAACGCCACCGCGGCCAGTGTCGTAGACTGAAATTGTATCGAAGTCTTTACCAGCCTTTAACCAGAATTTAAACAGTCCGCTTTTCTTGCGGTTGCGGATGTCGTTGCGATCCATTACGCGGTATCTGCCCAGGATAAAAAACACGCGGTAACGACAGCCGGTTTTCTTATGCAGCCGGTCGGCTTTTCTTTTCGCCCGGTTCAATTGTCCCTTGCTCATCCAGAAGGCACGGATCAATGCTTTTAGTTTGTTCATGTTTTAAACCTGTTTAAACGTTTCGTAATTGCTCTTTAATGAATGAATCCTGTAGCTCCACCATCTTTTTCGAGGTGGCAAAATCGGCCTCGCGCAGCCAGTTTCCGAACTTTATGAACACATCAATAAAAATGGAGATCGACAACTCTGTCTCCAGGGCTTTGGCCGTAACCGATAATTTGCAAAGCGTGTCTGCCTTTGTTGAGCTGATTGTTTTAATAACTGCCTCACCTGCATCGTTCGTTGTTTCAAGCTCAGAGAAGATCTGGTTGATTTGGGCGTAGGTTCTTGAAAGGGTTTCCTGCCGGGAGATCACGAAGTTTGCTTTGAGGCTTTCCCATTTACCCTCGGCTTTCCATTTGGTAACCGTCTGGGGTGAGGTGCCAACACGATCCGCAATTTCGGCCTGCGAGAGGTTGTCTTTCAAGAATAACATCCTGGCATAATCCTTCTTTAGTGCCATCGTCGTTTCACGTGCTGTCATGTTTGCGCTATTAATGTATTGCAAACTTAATCTATCGGTTTTTGATCGGCAATCCGGTTATTTTAAAGCACTGATATATCACCAATCTGATTGATATATACATAAATTAACGATATATCAACTAATTTAAAAAGCTGATTTGCAGTACCGTTAAAAAATCTCAAATTTTGCAATGTTAGAAACGTACACAATTTACACATTTCACAAATGAGCTTTAACGATATCTACATTTACTCACCAATTGGAAGCCGTACAGATGACGACGACAACCTGATTAGCGCAAGGGAGATCGTTGAGCGACTCGCGTGGATTGAGGAAGGCGAAGTAAAAGTGCATGTGAATTGTCCTGGCGGATCTTACTTCGAAGGGTTGGCAATATTCAATGCTTTTAATACGTGTGAAAAGCATGTAGTGATGATCGTTGAAGGCATTGCTGCCAGCATGGCCAGCGTGTTTATATTGGCTGGAGATGAAATTGTAATGACGCCCTTCTCACGAATAATGACCCACCGCATCAAAGGCGAGAGCCGCGGAATCGCCACGAAATTAAGATCTGATGCCGACGAAATGGAAGTTTTTGAGGCTTCGCTGCTTGAAATTTACTCACGCCGCACAGGGCTCACGCCAGAAGAGTGCCGGGTAAAGTTCATGGCAGATACAGACACATGGTTTGATGCAGATCAGGCCGTGGCTGCAAAAATGGCAGACAGGATTGAGGAAGGTAAATTGCAGATAGGTATTAAGACAATGATATCACAGTCTGTGCAAGATGCCGCCGCCTTCTATCAATCGTGTGCCGCAATTCTCACCGTACCCAATTCTACAAAAGATATGGATTTTCTGAAAATTAAAAATCAACTCCACCTCGAGGCAGATTGCACCGAGGATGCCTTTCTCGGCCAGGTCGAAGAATGGCGGACAAAAGCTGCCGAGGTAACGGTATTAACCGCGAAGCTCGAAGGCTACGAAACTGCTAACGCACTTGCCGAATCGACCCGGATTACCGGAATCATCGAAAAGGCTGTGACCGAAAAACGCATCACTGCGCTTGCTATTCCTGTATGGGAAAACCTGTTTAAGGTAAATGCTGAAAATGCACTCCAGGCACTGATGGCAATTGCTCCTGCAAAGGACCTGACCAACCTGGGTACCGAAGGCAATAAGGACGAACGGACATTGTTTGAGGCGATGACTTTTGAACAGCTCGACCGGAGCGGTAAGCTTGAGCGTGTTCGCGCTGAGTACTACGATTTGTTTGAGGCTAAATTCGAACAGAAGTTCGGAAAGAAACCGTCGAAATAATTTTCAATTAGTAATTATTTAATTCATTTCATATTATGAAAATTCTTGGTTTTATTTTTTCTGTTTTGTTTATGGCCATCGGATCTACGGTGGTTGGCAACGTGACCGGCGTTTCTCCTGGTTACATTATGGCGGCGTTCACTGCTGCATCATTTATCCCAATGCCTGCGGGCGTGTTTTCGATGGCGATCACCAAAGAGATTTGGATCAACGACATTGTAGAGAACCTGTTTAAATCAAATCCTCACCTGGATAAAGCGTTTAATGCAGACTCTTTTGTATTGCAGGGCAAGGTTGTACATATCCCTAACGCAGGCGCAAAGTCAACTGTTACGAAAAATAGGGCTGCCTATCCTGCCGCTGTTATTAATCGTACCGACAGCGATATCGTTTTCTCCCTGGATGAATTCAGTACCGAACCAACGAAGATCTCGAATGCCGAGAAGTATGAGTTGAGCTACGACAAACGCCAGAGTGTGATGGGTGGACAAAACAGCGCGCTTGCCGAATCGGTTGGAGATTGGTTCTACTATTATTGGGCATCGGTTGTTGCCGCTGGAATCAAACGTACTACCGGTTTAAATGTGAATGCACATATTGGAACAGGTGTACGTAAATTAGTCACGCTGAATGATATTAAAGGTATTGCAAAAGTAATGGATAACCAGGGCATCTCTAAAGCAGATCGCTATGCTTGTCTCGATGCTGAAATGTACGACCAATTCACCGACACTTTGACCGCTACCCAGAACCGCGACTTTTCGCAATCATTTGACCAGTCGACCGGCGTAGTAGGTAAGTTGTTTGGATTTACCTTCCTCGAAAATAGGCCTACAGTATTATCGTACAATAACGATGCACTTCCAGTGGTTTACGATCCGACAGCCGCTCCGGTTGCCGCGACCGCCATGGCAGCAGGTTTGTTCTGGCAAAAAGACTGTGTGATCCGCGCACTGGGCACTAATGAGTTTTTCGAGAACATTGCCGATCCGCTCTATTATGGCGATATCTACAGCGCGCTGGTTCGTGCAGGTGGACGTTTGCGAAGAGCCGATAACAAAGGCGTTGTTTCATTAATCCAGGCAATAGGCGTATAACCATAACGTAGGGGCGAGTCTTCGTGTCCACCCCTACGTATAAGACAACCCCCGATAGCAGAATCGTGGTGGCGTCCCCAGGGATTAAGCCACGATTCATTTAACCTCCCCTAATTATTGACATGAACAAAATACAATTCCTTGTTATTCATTGCACCGCCACGCCCGCAGGTCGCGAAGTATCGTCCGAAGATATACGCCACTGGCACACCGACCCGAAACCGAAAGGCAACGGATGGAACCAGGTAGGATACACCGATTTATTTCATGTTAACGGTGGCATTGAAAGGCTGGTCGCCAATAACGAAGATGCGAATGTCGATCCCTGGGAGATTACAAATGGTGTAGCGGGTAGGAATTCAATTTGCAGGCATATTGTGTACGCGGGTGGAATGACGGTTGAGAACAAAAAACCTTATGACTCGCGCTCGTGGATGCAAAAAGAGTCACTCCGGAAATACGTTATTGAGTTTCACCGCAAGAATCCGGATGTGAAAATTGTCGGACACAACTATTTTGATAAGGGTAAAACATGTCCCTCATTCGATGTCCAGGTATGGTTGTTAGCAATCGGAATTAAACAAGTATTGTAATGAGTGATCTTCTATCAATTATATCAATCGTCCTTAACGGACTGCTCGGGGGAGGATTCTTTATTCAATTTGTAACGCTCCGGAGTTTAAGGGTGAAAGCCCAGGCGGAGGCCGATACTGCAAATGCAAATACCGATTCGGTAGAGTTGGAGAATGTTAATAGAGCGATTACTATCTGGCGCGAGATGGCAGAGTCGTTAAAGTTAGAGCTGAAAGAGTCGCGCGATAAATATTCGGAAGTGGCCGACCAGGTAGAAGCGCTTCGGAAGGAAGTTCAAAAGGTTAATAATACGAGCAATAAAATACTAAGGTTGTTGGATCGCATTACAATTGACAACCTCGAAAAGATTGTCGAAGCAATTAAATCAGAGATCAATGAAAAAGGGGAATAAAATATTAATGATCATTGCGATCATCGTTTTAATGTTCGGTTGCAAAACGGCACAGACGCCGATTGTAACCGTACCGATTCAATACAAAGAAAAGATAGTAGAACGCCTGGTGCCGGTGGTGAACCCGGAGGATAGCGCCAATGTGATGGCATTGTTTGAGTGCGATAGTGCTAACCAGGTAATTCTAAAAACGCTTACTGAAGAGAAGAGCCGGCGCATGAATAGCCAGTTCACGTTTAACCAGGGAAAACTTAATTATAACGCGAAAACAAACCGCGACACTGTCTATCTGCCATCGAAAGAGATCACGAAAGAAAAGGAGATCCCGGTAAGGGTTGAAGTTCCGGTGGAGGTGAATAAGATATCCGGCTGGCAGTGGACACAGATTTACGCGGGTAGGGTACTACTCGGTTTTATCCTGGCATTTGGGGTGTATAAGGCATTAAAGTTTAAATCAATTATTTAATATCAAGATATCATGAGTTACAAAAAAGGTGATGAGTTAGCAGTCAAATGGGCTACGAAACTATTGTTAGGCAAACTATCTGCCAGCTTTGAGGGTTCGACAGATTCTATCGATACAACCAACGATGACTCGGCAGGTTTTAAGTCCTCGTTGCCTGGCGATATCGGTGGCAGTGTGAGTTTCTCGGCTATTTACGATCCGGCAGCTGTAGCTGGGCAGGGTTGTGAAGATTTGAAAGCCGACTGGTTGGCGAAAACGGTTAAAACTTTGGTGTTTGGTGGCACAACGGTAGGTGACGACATTGTTTCGGCCTCTGCTTATATCTCAAAATTTAGCCAGAGTGCAAGTCACGGCGATAAAAGCACTTGCGATATAACTTTCCAAATCACGGGGGCGATTGCGTTAGCTGTCGCAGCTGTATAGTTATAAGATAATGCTAAACGAGGCTATCAAATTAGAGTTTAAAGGCAAGGTTCGGACGATGCTTTTTGGTATTGGTCCGAGCCGCATCCTTTGCGAAGAAAAGGGAATTACAGTTACCGACATGCAGACGCTCGACATTAACGAGCTGGTACAGGACATGATCTATGCAAGTTTAAAATTCGATTGCCTGCTGAAAGGGGAGCCGGTTGACTTCAACATCTACGAGGTTTATCGGTGGATTAACGACATGGATCAGGCGACGTTTCAGAATATTTTCGAAATATTCATCAAGACGCGAACCATCGGACAATCGATTTACGATTTGTATATAAAGAACCTGGAAAAACAAGCGGCAGAGATGCGTGGCAATGCGTCTCCAGAACCAGCCGGGGAAGAAAAAAAAAACAAACCTGGGACGACTTAGACGAATTCGCCATCGGTGAAATAGGGATAGCCCCTGACAAGTTCGAACTGATGTCCTGGAGGGAATTGGAACTACATGTCAGGGGCTACTTTTTAAGGCTTGCCCGGCAAAAATGGATGATGCGCGAAACGATCTGGCACCTTTGGGCAATGAACACACCCCCGGATAAATTCGACCTCACCCGCAAAGATATCATGATACTTCCCTGGGACGAGGAAGATCCGCCACGAAAGGTGTTCACGGCAGAGGAGCTGGAGGAGATAAGCAAACGATTTGAGAAGGCGGTATCGAAGAAATAGTAATTAATGAGCGGGCGGATTGCTTCGCTTCACTCGCAATGACAAACTATGGCAGCAATAGACGATTTATACATCCGGATTTTAGCAGACGGCTCGCAACTGGGACCAGGGCTTAACCAGGCACAGGGGAAGCTCGACGGGTTTGGTCGTGGCATCACGCGTATTGGTGGAATGCTTGCCGGAGCTTTCTCGGTTGTTGCAATTGGGAATTTTGTAAAGGCGTCGGTTACTGCCTACGAAGATTCTGCCAAAGCATCGGCAAAGGTGGCACAGTCGATCAAGATCACAAATGGTATTGCCGGCTTATCGTTTAACGAGCTCGCCGACGCGGCTGCCGAATTTCAGCGGTCGACACTCTTCGAGGATGACACGATTATGAACGACGTGACCGCTCAGCTACTCACCTTTACCAATATTGCCGGGACTAACTTTAAACGTGCGCAGGTTGCTGCCCTCGATTTGGCAACTGTATTGGGTAGCGACCTTAAAGGTCAAACTAACCAGTTAGGAAAGGCATTAGAGAACCCGCTACTTGGAATTACCGCCCTACAACGGGCAGGTGTGACATTCACCGACAAACAAAAAGCGGTAATCAAAAGCTTCGTCGACACCAACCAGCTCGGGAAGGCACAGGCCATCATCCTCGACGAGATTGCCGCGAAATACGGCGGACAGGCAGTGGAGGCTGCGAAAGCCAGCACAGGTATTACACAACTTGCAAATTCGGTTGGCAACCTGATGGAAAACATGGGCGGTGCAATAGTGAATGGAGAGACGTTTAAAGGGACGATAAAAGATTTAGGAACGCTTTCGGAGGTAATGGGCTCGACGGAGTATACGGGTATGGAGAAGTTTCTTGCCCTCTTCGATCCCTGGGCAGACAAGAACCTCGAGTATCGTAAAATATTAGCCGAGACCGCCAAAGCGAAAGCACACATTGCGCAGATGGATAAAGACAAGGCGGCAGGCGGCAAAGGACCTGCGCCGATAGCGGTGGTAAAAGAAACAACCTATGCCGACCTGAAGGCTCAGCTGAAAGATCTCCAAGACTCGCAGGAGAGCGCAACCGAAAAAACAATCGGAGGAATTAACCAGGAGATTGAAGCGGTTAAACTGAAGATAAAAGCATGGGAGGACAGCGGAAAGGCTGTCATCAACTATAAAGGAACCATCAAAGGGTTACAGATGGAGCTTGATGTTCTGAATAACAAACGAGATACGATCACCGGAGCAGCCAACGTTGCGGCGGTGAATGAACAGATCAGGAAAAAAGAGGAAGAGATTGAGGTTTTAAAAAATGCAACTACGGCATGGGTGGCTTATGGCGCTGCAATGTCGCAGTCGATGACCGCAATGGTCGCTAAATCCTCGCTGCTCGATGTTCCGAAGGCAAAGCTGGCCAGCAACGCTGCCTTTGCTGATGCAGCAATGAAAAAAGCGGAAGCCGAGGCATCGAGGGTGCAGGCGTTGAACGAGTCGATCAATGGCGCGATATCGGGCGGATTGGCAAGTATGATTGAGACGATGGCCGGAGCTGCCGGCAGTGGTGCCAATATTGGACAGGCGTTATTGGGTTCATTCGGAGGGTTGCTGACCTCGCTCGGAGGAATGCTTATAAAAATGGGTGTCGGCTTACTTGCAGCAAAACTGGCGCTTAAAACATTAAACCCTTTCGCCGCGATTGCTGCCGGAGCGGTATTGGTGGCGGTTGGTTCTACCTTCTCATCCGGAGCATCGAGCCTTGCGGGTGGCGGATCGGGGAGCACGGGAAGTTCTGGCGGCTATGGGTCGTCGGAAAATAGCGTTTTCGATACCCGCAGGGCGCAGACATCAACTATGCAGGAGATAAAGTTGAGAGTCGAAGGGCGTGACCTTGTAGGCTCGATCAATGCAAATAAGTTATTCTACGGTCGCAAAGGATAAAGAAAATTACACGGATTTAAACGGATTACACGGATTATGGCATACGGCACTAAATATCATTACCAGATTACCGACTATAAGGGCATCACAACCCTTGTAAGGCTGAAGCTGCGCGATTATACCGGCGTTGATACAGCGCTCGATAAAGGCGGGGTGACGTTCGAGTTTGGCCAGGACAGAGCCGCCACAGTTGTAAGGGGCTCGTCGGCTAAAATTGGTTTATGGTCGCTTACACAGGGGCAGTTTGTCGAGTTCCGGAGCATTACCGACCGCAAGTGGATGGTTGAAGTTCTGAAAGGTGGTGTGCTTTACTGGTGTGGATGGCTTACGCCCGAGATTTACTCCGAACCGTTTAAACATTCGCTACCCTACCGCATCGAGATATCGGCAGTTGACGGCCTCGGGGACTTATCAAATATCGACTTTGTTGATACAAGCGGACAATTTGTCTATGTGGCGCGAGCCTCTTTTAAAAGTGTGATTAATCAGTGTTTAAACAGTACCGGTTTCGCATTGAATGTTTGCTACTCGGCAGCGCTACGGCCAACCGGCACGACGGGAGATGTGTTCGAGTCGTGTTATATTGCACTTTCCTCTTTTCTCGATAATGAATACCAACCACTGAAATGCGACGAAGTACTCGAGCGTTTCTTCCCTCTGGGCATTACGGTAAAACAGTGGGCGGGTAAATGGTACGTGGTTCGCACTGAAGACCTGGTTGCAGTCAGTCATATTTACGAATATACAAGTGCAGGCGTATTCGTTTCGCAATACGATGTTAGTTTTAATCAAACGATTGACAACAATAATACGGTAGGGTCACAAAACCTGATCACCGGTCAAAGCGCGATCATGTCATCAGGAGCAGCCTATAAAGAGGCTGTTGTAAAGATCGACTACGGAAAGAAGCCCTCGCTGCTTAATAATTTTGATTTTGCAATACCAGGCGATTCGTGGCTGACAACCCTCTCGCAGTATGGTTTTCAATATAAAGAGACCGAGAGCGAAACTTACGGCTATCTGAACCCGATGGATGCTTCCGGCGCACTGACCGGAATACACCAGGCATTCCCCGTTGTGGCAACTGCCAAAGATTTCACCTTATCATTTAAGGTTGCCCCGTTCGGCTGGCACAGG